AGCTCTGCATGGAGCGGGCGTTGCCGACCAGCCTGTTCGAGAAGACGGCAGCGCAACGCAGCGCGATCAACATCACCATCTCGGGGCTGGCCAGCCCGCCAGAGATAAAGGACATCATCGATGGATAGCTATCTGGACAGCCTCGGCTTGACGCCGCAGGAACTCAATAAAGTGATGTACCACCGCGCCAATATGGCCAATCCTGGGCGCGACGCCGAGGGTAACCCAGTGACGATCTACGCCACGGGCATCACGATCCCCAAAGGTAAGTACAAGGGTCAGTTCGTGTCAGTGCCAGGGTACGTCAACGGCAAAATCGTTGAGGACGAAAACGAGCTGTGGAAAATCTGGGGTAAAGACATCAACGCCGGCAAGTGGCCGATCTACCCGACCAGCGAGGCGCTAAACGCCCGCGATTCGTGGCTGCATCAGGTCATGGACCGCGACATGCAGATGATGCGCGCAAAGCAGCAGCCGGAGTCGCCCGTCTACTATAAAGACCCGTTCGGCTATGTCGGACCTTAACTTTCAGCTGCTGCCGTGGCAGCAAGAGGTCTTCAACGATTCCACCCGATTCAAGGTGGTCGCAGCCGGTCGCCGGTGCGGCAAGTCCAGACTAGCGGCGACCACCTTGCTGATTGAGGGGCTGCGCTGCCCGTCTGGCTCGGCTGTCCTGTACGTGGCGCCCACCAACGGCCAAGCCCGGCAGATTATCTGGAACGTCTTGCTGGATCTGGGACGGGACGTCATCGCCGCAAGTCACGTCAACAACCAGGACATCACGCTCATTAACGGCGCGGTGATTTATGTGAGAGGCGCGGACAGGCCAGACACCCTGCGAGGCGTCTCACTCACGTATGCGGTGCTGGACGAGGTCGCCGACATTAAGCCAGAAGCGTGGGAGCAGGTCATCCGCGCGTCGCTCTCAGACAAAAAAGGACGAGGTCTGTTCATCGGCACGCCCAAGGGGCGCAACTGGTTCAACGACCTGTACAAGTTGGGCCAGACGGGTGAGGACGAGGATTGGAAGAGCTGGCACTTCACGACGAAGGACAACCCGCTAATCGACCCAACCGAGATCGAGAGCGCCAAGAAGACCTTGTCGAGCTTTGCGTTTAAGCAGGAGTATCTGGCGTCCTTCTCCAACGCCGGGTCGGACATCTTCAAAGAGAACTGGGTCAAGTACGGCGAGGAGCCCGACTACGGCAGCTACTTCGTGGCGGTGGACTTGGCAGGATTTGAGGAAGTGGCCAAGCAGGCGGCGAACGCGAAGAAGCGGCTGGACGAGACGGCGATCGCGATTGTGAAAGTAACCGACGAAGGCAAGTGGTTCGTTAAGGATATCTGGCACGGGCGCTGGGACATCCGCGAGACGGCAGCGAAGATTTTGATGGCCATGCGCGACTACCGGCCTCTAAGCGTGGGGATCGAACGAGGGGCGCTAAAAAACGCAGTTTTGCCGTATTTGAGCGATTTAATGCGCAAAAATAATGTATATTCGCACATAGTAGATTTAACGCATGGCAACCGGAAAAAGGCTGACCGGATCATCTGGAGCCTCCAGGGTCGGTTCGAGCACGGCAGGATCGTGTTGAACCAAGAAGGCGACTTTGAGACATTTCTCGATCAGCTGCTCATGTTTCCGGCGCAAGGCGTCCACGATGACCTACCCGACGCGCTCTCTTACATTGACCAGCTGGCGGTGACTTCCTACTTCGTCGATGATGCTGACGATGATTGGGAACCGATAGATGTAATTTCTGGGGTGTAGGATGGACCGAAACGATTTTGACGAGCCAACTGAAAACGATAAAGAGCTTATCGCTTTTGTGGTGGAACACTGCGATCGCTGGCGCGACTACCGCAATGTAAACTTCCTCCCGCAATGGGAAGAATATGAACGCATCTTCCGTGGTGAGTGGGCGGTAGAAGACAAGACCCGCGACTCCGAACGCTCCCGCATCGTGACACCCATGACCCAGCAGGCGGTTGAGACGCGCCATGCGGAGATCATGGAGGCGATCTTCGGGTCGGGCGAATACTTCGACATCAAGGACGACGTCAGAGACGTCGACGGCAATCCGATGGATGTCGAGATGATCAAGATTCAGATGATGGAAGACCTGAAGAAAGACAAGTTCAGGAAATACGTCGATCAGATCGAACTCTTGGCTGAGATTTACGGCACAGGTATTGCCGAGATCACGGTCACGATGGAAAAAGAATACACCCCCGCGACACAAGCGATCCCCGGCATGGCAGGACAAGCGGCTATTGGCGTGCAAGAGACTGACCGCGTGTCAGTCAAACCGATACCGGTCAATCCGAAGAACTTCCTGTGGGATCCTAACGGCACGTCGGTCGACGACTGCATGGGCGTGGCGATCGAGAAGTACGTGTCCATCCACAAGGTGGTGGCTAACATCGAGAAGGGCGTCTATCGCAAGGTCAACATCGTTCCGACCTACGACGACACCGACTTGGAGCCCACGCAAGAGATCAGTCAGTACCAGAACGAGAAGGTCAAACTGCTGACCTACTATGGTCTGGTGCCGAAAGAATATCTGGAGAAGTTGGACAGCGAAGACGAGGAAATGGTCGATCTGTTCCCCGACGACTCGCCAGCCGAAGACTACTCCGACATGGTGGAAGCGATCATCGTCATCGGTAACGACGGCATGCTACTGAAGGCCGAGGCGAACCCGTACATGATGAAGGATCGCCCAGTACTGACGTACCAGGACGACACGGTGCCTAACCGCCTGCCGGGACGTGGCACGGTGGAAAAAGCGTACAACATGCAAAAGGCGATCGATGCGCAGGTCAGAACGCATCTGGACTCGCTGGCGCTGACAGCGGTGCCGATGGTGGCAATGGATGCCACCCGTCTGCCCCGAGGGGCAAAGTTTGAGGTACGGCCGGGCAAGGCGTTCATGACCAACGGCAATCCGTCAGAAATCCTGTATCCGTTCAAATTCGGTCAGACCGATGGCAGTAGCCTGACGACTGCGCAGGCGTTCGAGCGCATGCTGCTGCAAGCCACAGGCACCTTGGATAGCCAAGGCATGGTGAGCCAAGTGGCTCGCGATGGTGGCAACGCAGGCATGTCAATGGCGGTGGCGACCATCATTAAGAAGTACAAGCGCACGCTGGTGAACTTCCAAGAAGACTTCCTGATTCCGTTTATCAAAAAAGCGGCGTTTAGGTACATGCAGTTTGACCCAGAGCGCTATCCGTCAGTGGATTTGAACTTCATACCAACTGCGACACTGGGCATCATCGCGCGCGAGTACGAGCAGGCGCAGTTTATTGCCTTGCTACAGACACTCGGCCCTGACACCCCGGTCTTACCGCTGATCTTGAAGGGCATCGTGGCCAACAGCAGCTTGTCAAACCGCATGGAGTTGATGGAGTCGCTGACTCAGATGGCTCAGCCGAACCCAGAAGCGCAGCAAGCGGCCATGATGCAGCAGCAGCTGGCCATGCAAGCGGCGCAGTCGCAGATTGCGGTCAATCAGACGCAGGCTGAGCGCAACCGGGCGGAGGCCATTAACACCACGATTGAGACGAAATTGAAGCCCATCGAGGTGCAGAGCAAGATTATGGCGGCCAATACGCAGAATCTGCCCAACGATGCTGAGTTGGCATCCAAAGAGTTCGACAAACGGGTCAAGATCGCTGAATTGATGCTCAAAGAAGCCGACATCAAGAACAAATCGAAGATCGTCGAGATGCAAATGGCTGAGAAACAGAACAAAATCAGCGGAATGGAAGAAGATTTCTTGGAAGAACTGACCAAGGAGCTCTCTGGTGGACGTTGAAAGCCTCGCTAAACAGCTAATTCTTCAAAATATGACGCCAGAACAGCAAAAAGCTGTTCTGGAGTCGGTTCGTGCCACCCTGCAAGAGGCTCGCGGCAAGCAAAAACAGCGTGTGAGCGAGAATGTGGGCATGGTGGTGGATGCCTTGAAGAAGATCGAGGCCGATATTCGTGCCAAGTACGACGATCTGGGCAATAAGATCACCACACGGGTCAATTCGATCCGTGATGGACGCGATGGCGCCAACGGATCGGACGGTCGAGACGGCTTGGATGGCCGCCCTGGCCGTGACGGTGCCCAAGGGCCAGCCGGTCCAGCAGGCCGCGACGGTGTCAACGGGGTTGATGGGGTCGATGGGGTGTCTGTCACGGACGCTAAGATCGACTTCGATGGCTCGCTCATCATCAGTCTGTCCAACGGGCGGGAAATCAACGTCGGTGAGGTGGTTGCAGCCGATGTAGCTGAGAAAATCCGTGTATTGACCTATGGTGGTGGTAATAGCGGCGGCACAAGCGGCCTAACCTATAAAGGTACGTGGAACGCGTCTACAAACACCCCAACACTGACGTCGAGTGTCGGTACTAACGGCGATTACTACATTGTTTCGGTCGCTGGTTCGACCGATTTAAACGGTATTTCTGACTGGCAGCCGGGCGATTGGGTCATATTTAATGGCACCGTCTGGCAGAAGATCGACCAGAGCTGGGCTACTGCCGGGGTCAATAACAACATCACGTCGATGACGGGCATCACGGGTGGCATCTCGTCGCCTGACTTCGTTCAGTTCGACACGGGCGCTACAGTCACCAACGCAGCAGGCCGTCTGTACTGGGATGCGACGCAACAGACCTTGAGCGTGGGGTTGAACGCCAACATTGCGGCCGATATTGGCCAAACGCTTTACGCCTACGTGACGAATGACGAGGCGGTGACGATTACCAAGGGCCAGCCGGTGTACATGTACGCTGCGCAAGGCGACCGGGTATCAGTCAAGCTGGCGTACAACACGGGTGACGCAACTTCAGCCAAAACGCTGGGTGTTTGTGCGGAAAATATCGCCGCAGGTCAGGCAGGCATGGTGCTGTGCCAAGGTGTGCAGGATGGCTTAGACTTGTCTGCCTTTTCGCCTGGCGATACGCTGTATTTGGGCGCGACTGCCGGTACGCTAACGAACACGAAACCTTACGCACCCAACCATCTGGTCTATATTGGTGTGGTCGAGCGTGCCAATATGGGCAATGGCCGGCTGTACGTACGTGTGCAGAATGGATACGAGCTGGATGAGCTGCATAATGTCTCGGCTCAGTCGCCTAGCAATGGCCAGGTGTTGATCTACAACGCATCGACCAGTCTGTGGGAAAAGAACACGCTGACTGATGGCACGGGCATTACGATTACTGAAGGCGCCGGGTCGATTACGATTACCAATGCAGCACCGGATCAGACGGTTGCATTGACAGGTGCTGGCACGACGGCTGTCACAGGTACGTACCCTAATTTTACGATTACCTCCAACGATCAGTACGTCGGTACAGTCACCAGCGTCGGTGGCACCGGTACGGTCAATGGCATTAGCCTCTCTGGCACGGTCACCTCCAGCGGCAACCTGACACTGGGCGGTACGCTCTCAGGTGTGAGCTTGTCAACGCAGGTGACTGGCACGCTGCCGATCGCCAATGGTGGTACGGGACAGACGACGGCTGTTGCAGCCTTCGATGCACTGGCACCGACGACAACTAAGGGTGACTTGATCGTCAATGACGGGTCGGATAATGTCCGCCTGGCTGTCGGTACGAACGCGTATGTATTGACTGCGGATTCTGCACAGGCAACGGGTGTCAAGTGGGCGGCTGTGTCTGCCGGCACCACGGTGACAGACGACACCAGCACCAACGCAACGTACTACCCAACATTCTCAACAGCTACCTCGGGCACGTACTCGGTTGCGACCGTGTCGAGCACTAAGTTGACGTACAACCCATCGCTGGGTGACTTGAGAGCAACACAATTAGCTTCGTCGAATGGCATTTTGTTTACCAATCAGACGGTCAATACGTCGGTGACGTTCCCAACGGGCTATGAAGGCATCAGCGGTAAGAATACAACCGTCGCTAGTGGTGTGACAGTGACTGTCCCCTCTGGCGCTAACTGGACGATAGTGTGATATGCCAATAACGATTGACGGTAGCGGCACGATTACAGGTTTATCCGCAGGAGGATTGCCTGATAGCTCTATTGTGACTGCTGATATTGCTAATGCTGCGATTACTGCGGCTAAGTTAGATGGCGCTCAGAGTGGATCAGCGCCTATTTACGCTGCTAGGGCTTGGGTGAACTTTAACGGTACTGGTACGGTTGCGATTCGTGCGTCAGGAAATGTATCGAGTATTACAGATAATGGTACTGGCAATTACACGGTGAACTTTACGACTGCAATGGCGGACGCAAATTATGCTGCTACCATAGGAGGTTGTTATTTAGATAATAATACAGTTGAAAGAAATTTTGGGCCTACTACAGAGTCATTTACAACTTCATCTGTAAAAATACTATCCGCCGATATGTCAGCAGGTGGAGGATTAGATGTTGCTGTTGTTTCTGTTGCCATCTTCCGCTAAAGGACAACCATGAACTCACGAATTATTTACCCAACAGACGAAGGCGTAGCAGTCATAGTACCTGCTGACTGCGGTCTAACTATTGAAGAAATTGCAGCCAAGGACGTACCTGCTGGCAAGCCGTTTCAGATTGTTGATGTGTCTGAAGTACCGTCAGACCGTACTTTTAGAGGAGCTTGGTCATGGGCATCGTAATTGACGTAAACAAAGCCAAAGCCATTGGTCACGATATGCGCCGTGCTGCCCGTGCTGAAGAATTCAAGCCTTTTGACGAGGCTATTGCCAAGCAGATTCCCGGTGCAGCAGATGGCGCAGAAGCACAGCGTCAGGCTATCCGTGAGAAGTACGCAGCTATTCAGACACAGATTGACGCAGCAGCAACACCAGACGAGATCAAAGCAGCACTAGGGATTTGATATGCCAATCAAGTTAAACACAGCTTCTGGTGGTGGAGTAATACTAACTGGTGCTAATACAGCATCGGACAAGACAATTACGGTTCCTGCTGCTGATGGCAATATGTTGTATGCAGACTCTAGTGGTAATGCTCAAATTAACTCTGGTTATGGATCGTTAGCTACTGGTTACGTTGCTAGAGCGTGGGTGAACTTTAATGGTACGGGTACGGTAGCGATCAGAGCGTCTGGGAATGTGAGTTCGATTACGGATAACGGTACAGGCAATTATACGGTGAACTTTACTGTAGCAATGACTGACGCGAATTATTCAGCAAATATAA